GCATCTCCTTTGGAGGCATCTAAACTCTCTCCATGAGAGAGAGTATTAGGCATCTATTACATTTCAGTAATAGGCATCCACAGCGGGTATAAACATCCATCCGGAGCAGCAAAGATGGGCATATGGACTTAGCTTAGGCTAGGTGCTGAGCACATCCCGGAGGACCCTTCACTAGGTTTCATGAAAGAAACACTATTAGCTGCCCTATATGCGGACAGCTCTTGTTCGTCTAAAGTTTTAGACCAACGAATTCCAGAAGCAATCTGATCATCTGGATCATCGGCAAAAACAGAAAAGTATCTCAAACTCTTCTTATGCCGGGACAAACCTACTAAGTTATGTGAACTACCAGCATCGGGCATCTTCCCGGAATATAGTAAATGAGTAGTCCTACTTAGTCTAGCAAGGATAACATTGTCACGCGTTTTCCCTTGCGCTTCATGAGTGGTGAGCACATCAACGTTCCCCATTCCTGGCAATTTCTTCAAGGCAAACTTATCAGCTTTAGTGTGAGTTATATATAAAGCATCCTTCACCACAGGAATTTCCACTGCTGAATTGATATTAATCAAATCCAATGAAATTTTCACTGGGTTAAAAGTTTTCACCTTGGTATGATAAAACTTCTCGCTCAAAATGGCGGTAACATCCCTAGGACATCTATAGGTTATTGTCCTGGGCTTCAAAACACCGATCACTGAAGCGTGACGCAAAGTGACCGTTGGAATACGAGACACGAATGGTATTTGCTTAGTATCACCAAAAGCAATAACCTCCTTCACTCGTGCCAAGGTGGCAGCTGCATAGATCAAACCAGCATGAACTAGGAAACACTCATCAACCAATAAACGGTCGGCAGTAAACCAGTTCTTGAGCATCAAGTAAGAATCGACAGTTCTAACTCGGTACAATAGAGCATCCGGAACAACTCCGCTGGTTTTTGCATCTTTTGCAGTCTCACGGTTGGCCGCTAACAACAAATCTGAATCAGGTTTCGCTTGCTTGAGTAGAGATGTTGTTTTTCCACATCCAGCCACACCATCCTCGATAACGACTTTAAAAGAAGCATCCATTACGAGGGCTTTATTTAACCCTGGTAAAAGTCGCGAACCGGCATCAAATACACACGATTGATCGAACAAAACAACGTTGTATTTGGCAAGGGATTTCCACGTCTCCCTTGTGATTTCACCATCCTTCCAACTAAGGGAAATGAAACCATCAACCGTCATACCTCGCTCATACTCGGGTATGGGAACATCACGGTCCTTAGAATGGAACTTTCTGGCCATTGGTTCTAGCACCATTCTGGACTCTTCACCAGCCCACACACTGGCATAGTTCGTTTTCGTGCGCCATCCGAGGTAATCACCAACACCTCTCAGATTACGCGTATTTACCATCTCAAGCTCATGGTAATAAGCAATAGCTTCCTTGATTGCATCAGCATAGGGATTAATGTGGGGTTTCTCAGAATCCCTGCATTGAGGCTTTGTAACAATTTCTTCCGTTTTCTTCTCCAATAATGAATTTATCAGAGGTATTGTTTTCAACTGTTTCAACCCGTCATCAACATCGGGTTTCTCCAAGACCTCAGCAATTTTTAGGAGGGCATTTTCAACCTTTGTTTTATAAGCCTCCTCCTCTTCAAGCTTTTTCTTATGCGCCTTACGAAGGGCATCATAGCTATCATACAAACCCTCCAACCAATAATCAACAGACAATGTGTGTGACAAACAATAATGGTCGGAGGTAACTTGGAACACATCCTCCATTTTATAAAAGGAGGGCAATGATTGTATGACTGCATCATCGGTATCCCAAACATCCCATCCAAAAAGCGTTTTAATCTCATCAACAACAGTAGACATGAGACTTTGACTGTAAATCAACATTGAATTATCGCCAATTTTCGCTTTCGAGGGGAAAAATAAGGACTTGATGGTATTCTTCATGGGAATAATGTGGTTGGAAAAACTCTTAACATCGGAACCATCCATTTCATAATCATAATGATCATTTGGGTCCATTATGTTAGTACCTCTCTGCTCCACCATTTTAATTCCTTTAGCAATGGACTTATGACGTGATATAGCAAAGGCAACAAAAGTAACTGCCATTGGAACATAATCCTCAATGGCTACTGGTGTGCCAGTCTGCATGGTAACGCCATTAATGATACAATGGTTCGAAGAAGAGGAAATCATCGTCGCAATGGATTTCACCAAATCTTCCAATTTGGTGTCAGGCTTATATTGACGGAATGAAACTTCAGCCACTCTTCTGACAAAATCTGTGTCAGCAATGATATACTTTATCTCCCACGCATGCCTATACTGGGGAACGGCCACCCTCACCAAGGTCTTCCGTCTTAAAGACGTCATCCAAGCGCATGAAACATCGCGCATGGGAACTAGATCCAAACGCTCAATGCCAGCAGTGGCTGCAAGGGTGATCTCGACAATGAAAACACCCGATAGATCTGCAACGCGTTCAACTCTGTACGCGGCTTTCCCTGATATTATGACTTGATTACAAGTCATGTACTGCATTAGCACATCATAGTTATGAGAATATGACAATCCGGGAGCATCGACGAAATGAAAAGAAATACGTCGGGACTTTCCATCGCTTTCGGTTTCAATTTCCCATTTGACGTTAAGTCGAGGGATAAAACCCGTAGTGGCGATGAGCATCATGGGATCCATCATTATCGAAGCAATGAGTTTTTTCACTCCTCTTCTAAAACAATGTTTAACCACGGTAGTGATAGGAATATCGGAAATGGAATGTATTGCCATCGCCCAAGGAGCGGAAACATCACATTCTTCGAATCTATTGGAACAATAATTCAACCGTAATTCACGATCTGGTTGTTTTTCCAATGATCCAGCAACTGACATAAATCTATCCGTATACCTAGCACCATCACGAACATCCAATATAGGGCAACACGAATGGACATTATCTCTACCCATTTTACTGTGGGTGCAAAAATTTCCTCCTATATCGATGATCGTGGTATTTTCAGTCTGGAAGCGTCCATATATGTAATCCGTCTCACAAACGCGGTGTGCAGCCGCAAAAGAGTGAGAAGAATATGACGAATTCCTAAATTGGAGCTCTCTTCCAGGAAAATCTCTCCTTAATGCATTCTGGTCTTCCGGTGACAATTGAAAGGACACATTAAGAGGCTTCGCTGGCGTAAGGTCACATTGCCTAGCAACGACCTGCACAGCGGCATCAGAAACAAGCCTACCAACAGCTGTTTCTGGGCGAGCAGCATTTCTCCTGATCGTATCATTAATCAGGTCATCGACTCGTAACACAGTAGATTCATGCTGCACGATCGTATCCATTGAGTTTCTAACGGGTATATACTCAGAAAACTGATTAATCCGGGTCGTGCGTAAAATAATACTGCACAATAC